ATTGTTATATTTAGAGGACCATGGGATGTTAATGTAACTCAGGCTGGTGGAGTGTTTTCATTAGATGAAGTTATTGAGGGTGTTGGTTGTGTAGCTAGAGATTCAGTACAACTTATTGGTGATGACATTGTATTTTTAAGTTCATCAGGTGTTCGTTCATTAGGTCGCACTGTTCAACAAGATACAATGCCATTGACAGATTTAAGTTTAGCAATTAAAGATGAAATAAGAACAAATATTCTTACAGGTAATATGGCTTCTGTAAAAGCTCAATATGATTTATCAACTGGTTCTTATATTCTTGGTTTTCCTGATAAAAATATTGTTTATGTTTTTGATTTTAAAGCATCAACTCCTGATGGAGCCCCACGTATAACTACTTGGAATTTTGATAGTAAGAAAAATCCTAAATCTTTTTTATCTACTGATGAATTTTTATATTGTGGATTAGGAGCTGCTACTTATGAAGGAAGAGTTGCTACTTATTCTGGTTATTATGATGTAGAAAAAGAAGTAGTAGCAGGAGTAAACCAAGCTCAATGTGTTGCTGCTGGTAATACATATGAAAGTGTTTCAGGAGTTTGTTTTAGAGATGTAGACAACACATATCAATCAGACTTTAAAACTGTATGGTTAGATTTTGAACAACCAGGAATTTCTAAATTTTTAAAAAGATTTTTAGGAATATGGTCTGGTGGTAAAAACATGAATGTAACTTTAAATTGGTATAGGGATTATAATGTTACTCCTAGCTCAGCTAATTTTACATTAGACCCTACAACTGGAGGAGTTAGTTCTCTTTGGGGTGTAGGTAAATATGCAGCTGCAAAGTATGCTCCTGCTTTTCAACCTGCTGAATATAAAGTTTCTTTATCTAAAGCAGCTAAAGTTGTTAGATTAGAAGTAATACAAACAGTAAGCGGTTTTAAAGCTGCATTACAAAATATAACTATTTGGGCAAAACAAGGGAAAATAAGATGAGTAATTATAATTTACAAATAGCTTGGTCAGGAAAAGATGCGTTAGCAGATTCAGACCCAGACAAAGTAGTTAGTGGTGGTGATTTTAATACAGAGTTTCTTGCAGTTAAAACTGCTGTTAATTCTAAAGCTGAGTTAGCAGGTAGTGCTTCTCAAGCATTTAGTGCTACAACAGCTGCTGTAGGAACTAATACAACACAAGTAGCTACAACTGCTTTTGTACAATCAGCTACGCCAAGTGCAGCAACAATTAATAATTTAGTTTATCCAGTAGGCTCTGTATATGTTAATGCTACAGTTGCAACAAACCCAGCTACACTTTTAGGTGTAGGTACTTGGGTAGCATATGGAGAAGGAAGAGTTCCAGTAGGTAAAGCAGGAAGTGGTACTTTTAATACGCTAGGAGCAACTGGTGGTGCTGAAACACATACATTAAGTGAAGCTGAAATGCCTTTACACTATCATGATTCAATTCATGGTTTTTCAAATGGTACAAGTAGACCAAATAGTTTTACTGGTATTAGTGGAAATCTTGGTGGCAGTAATTTTGGCGGTGGTACAACAGATGATGCGTGGGGTAGTTCTCAAACTAAAACAAAAGGTAGTGGTTCAGCACATAATAATTTACAACCATATATAGTAGTCTATATGTGGAAACGCACAGCATAGGAGATAAGTAATGGCATGGATGCAATTAGGAGCTAGTTTATTAGGTGGTATATTCGCTGA